TTCTCAACGAATATGCCCCGCCGTTCTGCTACTTTGGCGCGCTGGAAGGAGATGGATCCGATTTTGGTTTTTGGATCGACCGTTACGCGTTCGAGGAAGCGATCGAGAACGGGGAAGTGTTGAGGGTGGACGAGATTCCGGACAACGTTCCCGAAGAATACGAATATGTTGCTGTGGTCACCGACCATGGGAATGTAACCCTATATCAGCGCAGCTGGGACGGAAAACTAGAGGAAGTGTGGAGTGTGATCTGAAGCGCTACCAGAACGCTAGCACGCACAATGCCGCGTCCACAACAGGACGCGGCTACTTTTTTGTCCTCTTGACACTGCACTAACAGTGTGCTATTGTAGTATTGACAACACACACAAGGAGGCTAATCCTCATGAAGAAGCGTCCGTTCACGCAGGACGAGCTGGCGGAGGCCTGGCAAGAACTCGACGAAGAGGCTGCAGAGATGGAGAAGACCATTTCGATCTTGTTGGATTCCGCTGTTGGGATGGGATATAAAACCCTGTCTGTGGCGGTAAGCTTCGTTCATGCTTATATCGTAGACGAAACGGACAAGGCGATTAGGATTCGACCGTATAACGGGGCCCATACACTTTGGGTCCCAAAAAGCGCACTGCAGCGGATCGATGGGACAATCCAGGGATACAAGCTCGCTAGCTGGTTCGGACGGACCGGTTATCCAGCTTGGTTCCTAAATCACTATCGCCGCGACAGCATATTGACAGGGTAAAGCAGCACTCGTAGCGCTACCATAGCACTACCACACAAGGCCGCGTCCACAACAGGACGCGGCNNNTTTTTTTTTGCGCTCCAACTAGGCGAATTCTCGAAAATGCGCTCCTGGAGGCGCTTTAGGCCACAGTTTGCGACAATTTGCGGCCGCTGCAAACTATGCCCCGATCGCCAAAAGCCGCATCAATAAAGCATTTTACCTATGCCTTATACTGATAGTTATAGTGTTAAATCGACTTTGAGGGTGGTGTAAAGTATTTGGCCTTGACATCGACGTCAAACGTATTTATCTACATAACTATGCCCCCAAAAACCGCTTGTAGAGCGGTTTTGCGCCCGATTTTACAGTTTGTTCCAGCCGCAAACTATCGCAAACTATGCTCCACCAACACGACAAAATTTTTTCGTTGTGGGTGTTGACAACACGACAGTAACATGCTAATATGTAAGTGCCAGCAGAACCCAAAGGAGGGCAAGACGTTATGACCAAGGTTCGCAGGGATTACGTCCAGCGTCTACGAGAGGAAAACGGCGGCCGATTGCCTATGTTCGCATGGCCGGGCGGGTACCCCATGATCTACTGGGCTGAGGAGGGCGGATATACGTTTCCCCTCTGCGCGGAATGCGCAGAGGAGCAGCTCACAAAGGGTGACGCGAGGCTTGTGGACATTGAAACTGGAGACTGGTACGAAGAAGACTTGCCGTGCGAAGACTGTGGCATGCAGCTTGCGTTTTATTTCGAGGAGGGCGATCAGCGATGAAGAGCTATGACTTCGAGGCGGTTATCTACAACGGGGCAGTTTATTGCATTGATTGTTGCCCCGTGGACGTGGACAGCGAGGACGTTATGCCAATCTTCGCAGATCAAGAGTGGGAATATATTCCAATCTGCGAAGTGTGCGGGGCAGAACATGATTACGTAAGTCTGATCTCCTGCGAAGAATAAGCCCGCTAGGGAGTCGGCGGTGAAACCCCGCCGGGGCCGCGAGAGCGGCCCTCCGCTCAAGGGCTTGTGAAAGGAGGATGATCTATCGGTATTGACAGCGTGCTAACACTATGATAATATGATAGTGACAGCAAAAAACCCAACTGAACAGGAGGTATTACAGATGGCGGATTTTTGGGAAGCGCGCAAGCGCTGGTACGATGACTGCTTGCAGGAGTTTCTTGAGAAGTACGGCGATACGCTGTACGGGGGGCCTAGGTATCACCCATTCATGGATCCCCCCGAGGACGAAGAAGCGTGGTTGATCGAGTTTGGCGATGATGGCACCGCCTACCCGCATGGGATCGGCGGAATCGCCATCATCAAGAACGCCGTGACGCCTTGGAATAAGTCTCCGCACTATGTGGAGTAACGAACCCGCCTGATGAGGGCCCGCTGGTCACGGGCCGAAACCGGGGCGCTGCCCCGGTCGCGGGATGGACCGCAAACCAAAGCGTGCGGGAGGTATGCACCATNCTGGAGTGGCGGGAACAGTACCGGACCTATCCTTGGGGTCAGCTCCCTGAGCAGGTCTGCCGTCTTGGCGACTACGTGGCGTCGGTCTACGAGGAGCCGGAGGCTGCCCCAGACGAACCCGCCTACGTGGTGGAGTACTACGCGGCCGCCGAACTGGAGGCGGCTACCGGCCCGGTGGAGCCGGTCGATTACGAGTACTGCAAAACCCTGGCAGAGGCCAAGGCGCAGGCCGAACGGTGGCTGCGGGAGAACGCCATCTCCTAACTGCCCCGCCTGATGATGACCGGGTGGCACCCGGTCGCGGGAAGCCAAAAAAACTCATTTTTGGTGTTGACAGCACGCTAACACTATGCTAAGATAGTGTTAGCAAAAAACCAAAGGGAGGAAACGAACATGAATGAGGTTTATGTCGTGAACCCCTGGTCGGGTGTTTGGGTGAAAATCGCCCCGGAGGAGGTCACACCTGAGAAACTGGAGGCCATGGCGCCGCTCATGGACGACGAGGCCCGCGAGGCCGCGCACAGCGAGCACCCCGAGGATCCCGTGGCGTTTTGGCGGCGCTACGTGGAGATCGTCGGTCCAGAGGCCGCCGGTCTCGTGTGGTTTTCCTAACGTCCAGGTGGAGGAGCGATCCTCCTCCACAAGCCCCGCAGCGCCGCCGCCTCCACGTGGCGCGGGGTGGGCGCAGGCTTCGGCCTGCGGCGAAGAGCGGCGAAACAACCAAAAAAGGAGGACCGACGCATGATGATGACAGAGTGGGCGCGCACGCAGGCCGTGGCACACTTGGAGACCATCGTCGAGCTTATGCAGCGCCTCCGCGCCGCGCAGGACGCGGGGGACGAGGCCGAAGAGGAAGCGGTCAGGGTGGAGATCGACGAGCTGCCCCTGGAGGTCGCGGTGCGGTCCGGGTGGCGGCGTCCAGGTGAGGTAATGGAGCCGGAGGAGTATCAAATCCTCTTGTGCACCGGCGGGCCCGCGGTGCGNATCACGGGNGTTCTGGGCCGCTACGGTGAGCCGACGACCGCGGTACTCCAGTACCAGGACTGGGGTACACCGTGGACGGAGTACCCCGCGGACGNCGNGGAGGCACNGGCGCTCCTGGAGTTCGCTCGNNAATTCTACTACGGGGGCTAATGCCCCCCACATGCCCCACGACGCCACCACCTCCACGCGGTGTGGGGCGGGCGCTCCTGCGGGAGCGGCGGAGAGTGGCGAAACAACCAAAACAGAGGAGGAGATCATATATGAACATCATTAACCTTACCCCACACGCTTTGAACCTCGTCACCGACTCGGGCACGGTTACGATCCCGCCGTCCGGCACCGTCGCCCGCGTGTCGGTGACGCGGGAGTCTGCCGGGACCGTCACCGTGGGCGGTGTCCAGGTCCCTCTGTACCGCGCCACATACGGCGCGGTCGAAGGCCTCCCGGCCCCGACACCCGATACGCTGTACGTGGTGTCGGCGGTCGTCGCGGCGGCCGCACGGGACCGCACCGACCTGGTGGTCCCGGACGATTTGGTCCGCGACGACCAGGGCCGGGTTGTCGGGGCGCGCGGGTTGGCGTTNCCGGCGTGACACGCCGGGGACACGAACGGAAGACGGAAGGAGAAATGCCCCATGAAAATTCTGATGCGAGGCGGGGGCTACGCCCTAGCCCTGCGTAGCGATAATCACGGAAATTACCTGGTCGTCCTGAAAGGCGGCCAGGTGGCAAGTGATGAGTACATCGGGCATGAAGTTGAAGGGGTTTCGTTGGCGATCAACACCGCCAAAGCCGTGTTCGCGGCTCTCGTCCCGGGAGCCGAAGATTTGGAGTAGGAGGGCGAAAAAGATGAAAATCCGCTGGGAAGTGATCTCGGGCGCGCAGGGGGAGATCCATCGGGCTGATGTCGAGGCGTCGCACGGGGAGTTTTACCGTATTCTTATCTCTCGGGCTCTGCACGGCACGTACGATCTGACCGTGCACCGAGTCGCGGGTCGGCACCGCGACCTGGTGGACGCGGTGCTCGCCCGGGGCGAGGTCTTCGCCTCTTTCGAAGAGGCGGAGCGCCACGCCCTGGCGCTCATCGAAGCCGACGCGCCTTAACCGGGCGCGTCACATGCCCCACGAACAGCAGAGGAGGATTATCGCTATGACCACCACTTACCGAGCCGCGTACTGGACCGATGGGCAGGCCGAAATCGTGCTCACACTGCCGGAGCACGCGCACCTGTCGGACGATGATCTCCTGGCGGAGGCCTTGGCCGAGGCCGAGCGCCAGGGTATGGATCTGTCGTATGGTCAAATCGTTATCGGCGTTTGGACCGAGTGACGCCCGCAAGGTACAGCCCGTGCGAGTCGGGCCGCCCCGCAAGGGGCGCTACGCTCAAGGGCGCGAGCCCGCCAAGGAGAGGAAAGGAGGGGTTTAAATGGCAACACCCGGCTCCGTCAAATTCTGCCCCTCCTGCGGGAGCGGGAAGATTGACATCACCTACGGGGAAAAACATGACGACGTTGTCGGGGTTATCTTGAGGCTCGATACCTACTGCGGGAATTGTGGTTGGTCCGGCTACATAGAGCCGGACGATAACGAATGGGAAGGGGACCGATGGGAAAATACGTGGTTTATTGACTTGAAGCGGTAGGTCCCCTCCGTTAACACGTTACCTACGAGGAGGGCTGATGCCCTCCACATGCCCCGCGAAGCCGCCCGCCTCCACGCGGCGCGGGGTGGGCACGCCGGACGGCGTGGCGAAGGGCGGCACACCACCATCATGGGAGGGAGATGTAATGAGCACGTTCGCGGAAGACATTGAGCGGGCCGCGGGCGGCGCAGACCGTATCGAGGCGGTCGTCATTGGGCCGTTCGGGTGGGGCTCAATCGACGACGACGAACCATACGGTCAGAGGGAAGACCAAAAGATCCCTCGTGACTTGCTGGGACGTGTTCTCTCCTGGCGCGAGGCTCGCCCGCTGCTCGACTATGACTACGACGACGGATTCGGTGCCCCGGATTGCCACGCTGTCTACGTTTGGACAGCGGATAAGGTGCTGTGGGTAACCCAATACGACGGAGCCACCACTATTGACAGTGCCCCTCGGAATCCACGAGATTGCATTCCATATATGCCTGGTGGGGGATAGATTCCGATTCCTCTCCCGCGTGATGTGCGGGAGTCTCTAGCCGGGCGGTAACGCCCGGCTCATGCCCCACGAATCGCCGCCACCTTCACGCGGTGTGGGGTGGGCGCGCCGGAAACGGCGCGGCAAAGAGCGGCAGAAAAACATCCACCATGGAGGGATGCATGATGACGATTCCGGAGGCGTTGATGCAGGATGTTGCGAGGGCTGTGGAGAGGTTGTCCCGCCCCGGNATCGAGGGGTGGGGCCTGAGGGTCTTCGGCGGAATGGAGGACGCCGGGGACCTCATGGACATCACGGAGCACATGGGCTGCACGTCCGAGACGTGCGCCCACAAATCGCACGACCCGGCGGCACCGGACCGCCGCTGGGTGCCGCGGGTTGGGCGGGTCGTTGAATTGGGGTCCGACGTAGAGCCCGACGAAACCGTGGTGAGATACTACGCGCACATCATCGGGAACGATGTGCGCTACATCCGACTCGAGAGGCCGCGTTTTTACTGGTCCGAAGCGACCTACATCGAGTCCGCGCCGGACTGGGCTTTGGCCCGTCTGGCCGAAGNGGNCGCGGTGTAACGCCGCGNCCTCGTGCCCCACGACGCCACCACCTCCACGCGGTGTGGGGCGGGCGCGGTAAAAGCCGCGGCGAAGAGTGGCGAAACATCATAAATCGGAGGTGTAAGACCGATGGCAAGGGTCAACGTCATTGACCCGGAAACCGAGGTTCTTGTTGGTTGGTTTGACGACGAGAAGGCGGAGCGATTCGATGAGGATCGGTGGTGGAACGGCTCCAACTGGATCAGCAAGGCCACCGGAAGCCAGTGGCACCATGAGGCGCTGTACCGGACGGCCGGTGGGCGTTGGGTACTGCACTTCTGGTCACAGTACCAGGATGTGCCGGAGCGGTATGAGTTCATCAGTGACACCCGTGCCCGTGAGTGGCTGCTAAAGAACGGGCACGATGAAGCCGTTGAACGCTTCTTCGGCCCCGTCGAGGAAGAGCGCGGCCCGGGCCGGCCGGAAATCGGGCCGGCGATTCAGATCCGCTTGCCAGAGGAGATGTTATCTCGGATCGACCAGCAGGCAAAGGAGCTTGGCATCAGCCGAGCGGAGCGAATCCGGCAACTGCTNGCCGAGGCGATGCACGAACNGTAAGAGGCGAGGGGCGGCGATGGCCGCCCCTGTTTCTATGCCGCGTTTCGCAGCATGGTCTCCAGCCTTGCCACCGTTTGCGCCCACGGCTCACTGGTATCCCAAACCGCGTCCCAGTAGTCGTCCGGTATACCCTCTAGCCCACGCTCCGACGCATGGTCCGGGTCCCGCCGCTCTGCCGCCCTGGTCGCCAGACGAGCCGCCAGCACTTCGGGCGGCGCCGTCAGGCGCACCAGTCGAAAGCCGGTGGCCCGCAGCGCCTCGCACTCGTTGCGAAACCGCACGTCGTCAACGACCACGGGTCCTTCGGGCAGGTGCTCCAGCAGGTAGCGGATCCATACCTCGGGGTCGAGCGCTCGTCCAACCTCGGTGCCTAGCANNTGCGCCCGNCGTCCNGGGTCGCGCTCCGCGGCCAGCACGCGGGCGGCCTCGGTGGCAAAGCGGGCCTGGAGGACGATGCTTCCCGGGAATAGCTCCCGGCCCCAGCGCAGGAGGAATTGGTGCCGCTCGTGGCTGTCTTGCGGCGCCTCGGCGATGATGCGCTTAATGGGTGCGGCTAAAGAGCAGCGAGTAAAGCCGTGGAGCTTAACGAGGTAATCAGCCAGCGTCGTCTTGCCCGTNCCGCGCGGGCCACAGAAGGCGATCCTCACTCCTTGCATCCCTCCCGCCACTCAATAGAGAGTGTCGGGGGCGGCACATCGAGCGCCGCCCCTTTCCTCGCGCTCGATGGCGTCAATCTCTTCGTCTGTCAGGCCGTATAGCTCCCTAAATGCGTCTCCCCAGGCGAAAAGCTGCTCCAGATAGTCATCAGCCATCGGGTCCACAGTCGGCAACTCCATCAAAACCGCACCTCCCACTGCACTCCCCACCGCGGCGGCTCNTNTNGCCGCAGCTCTATTCCGGCCCTCAGCGTCCCGCCGGCCAGCGGTCGCAGGACGCTCACGGCTAGGCCACCATCAGCCGTCACGCCGGCTGTGGCGTCTCCGACGCGGGCGAGGGGGATGGCGATTTTGGGGCGGCCAAGTCGCTCACGCGACTCACGACACCCTCGGCCTTGAGTCGCTCTAGCGTAGCCTCGATGAGTTGCTCCACATAGCGACGCACGTCGCCAACCGTCTCGACCAGGACTTTGCGGGCCTCGGCGTCNAGCTGGGCNAGGATTTGCTCNACCACNTGCTTGCCGAGAGCCAGCAACTCGTCGCGATTGGCCCGGCCCTCTGCCACCGCCTGCCGCAGTGCGGCGGCCGTCGTGCTTTCGGCCGCCAGGACGGCCACTTCGGCGAGATAGGCCACCCTCNCCAGCGCCCGGTCGGCNAGTTCGTGGTCGATGCGCTGGTCCAGGGCCTCCTTGGCCCGGCGGATGTAGGCCAGGGCGTAGGCGGCGCCCAACGACAGCAAGGCCACCAGAACAGTGACGGCCAACTCCTTGGCTTCGCTGATGACGACATCCCACATGATGCGTGCCTCCTCTCACAGTTAAGGCCGCCTCTTCGGGCGGCCATCGAGCACCACGTACCAGCGGAACGCAGACGGGAACCTGGGCTCAACCTCGATGACATTACTGCCCCAGGACTTCGGAGCCCCGGACAAAGAGCGGTCGTGGTAATGCGTCGGGAACTCGTCTGGCTTGTCCGCGGCGAACAAGGCCCCCACATCCCGGTCCGTCATAAACCGGACAATGTACTCCGCAAGCAGCAGACAGGAGTGGAAAGTCTCCGGGTCGTCCCGGTAGGCGTTGACCATGCGTTCATAGTTGCGGCGGTGCGCCGCGTCATGGTCGTGCCAGCATGTGAACTGCCACGGGTGCCGGCAGGCCGCTTCCCAGGTGTCGTCCGGGATGTCATCGTCCTTCTTCCTCGTCCACCACCCAGGTCGCAGGTAACGCTCACGGATGACGGCGCCGACGGCTAGGCGGTCGAGAAGAGACGTCCCCCTGGCCTCGCCGTACAGCGTCATGGCGACTGCCTGGATGTCGCCGACAGCACCAGTCGTCTTAAGCTCCCTTGCCGTTGATGCCATAGCGATGCTCNACCTTCTCCAGTGTCGTGCCCTGTTGCTGGGCCAGGAGAATCGCCAGTGCCCGCACGTTGCGGGAAAGCGCGTTGATCGAGGCGTCGAGACGGTAAAGGACATAGAAAGCGATGGTAGCAGGCACTCCTACGTTGCTGATCAGTTGCGCCCAGTCCACTGGACTGCTCCCCTCCCCCGGACATTTGCAATAAAAAACGGCCCGTTATTGGGCCGTCTGTTCCGTAATGGGCGGCTTACCCAGCGCCACCCTCGCAAGGTTCACCATTCGCAGCGATATGCTGTTGATGATTTGCCGCTTCTCTTCGACCGACAGCCGCGGGTTCTCCAGCACCATCCGGTTCATGCGGCGCAGCTCCGCCAGCTGGTCCCTCACCCGGCGCATGTAGCGCAACTCGGCTTCGTTCACCGGGTACGCCACGGGCTGCCCGCGCCGCTGCATTTCGTTCTGGGTGCGCTGCATTTGCTCGAGCCGCGCCAGCGTTTCGTAGAACTCGTCCAGGCTGATAGCGCTCGCGTAAAGATCGCCCGTGAACGGCCGCAGAATGGGCGTCACCGACTCGACGCCGGCCAGCCTGTCCAGAAGCCGCAGCGCCTGCCGGCCCAGGGCGCCCGTGTAGCCATAGATGATGTGCTCCACGTAGCGCGGCGAGACACCGAAAAGGCGGCCGATGGTTTTGGCCGCCTGCGTGGTGCTCGGGCCGTACTGCGCCTCCGGCAGCAGGTCTTGCTCCGACCTGGGCACGATGGGCTGGTCAGTGAAGGCGTTGCGGTTCGCCCATACCTCAATGATTGGCGTGAACAGGTCNGGGAGCCAGTCAACCGGCGTGCGCGGGTCGCCCGGCAGGACACTGGAGAACAGCGTATCCTCGAAGTNCCTGAACGCCGCCGGGTCGTTGGTTTCCANCCACTCCAAGATGCGCTCGGGCAGCGTCCCGAAGATGACGCCCAACTCGAACGGCTTGGGGATGAAGACGACCTCATCCTCGCCCATGATGACCCAGTACATATCCCGGCGCCACCGGGGCAGCTCCTGATAGCGCGGGTCATCCTTGTTGAGCAGGTACAGGACGATGGACGGCAGTGTGATGTAGAGGAACGCCCGTGCGGTGTACCCAATCGGGTCGCGCTGCCACAGCCGCGCCATTTGGTCCGTGCCCTGGATGGCGGCGTTGAAGAACGCCTTGATTTGGTTCGCCTGCCGGCCGTAGACGCCGGCCCGCTGGAAGTCCACCGAGATTTCCCGGCTCGCGTACGCCGCCCGCCGGATACCCTCGGCGCTCCTGCCCTCGGCCTCCAGGCCGCTGCGGAACTGGGCAAGGCGGGTCGCCTCTTCGAGCGTCTGGCTGATGAACTCCAGCGCCGTCAACGGCGACCGGATGATTCTCACCGCCCGTTCCTTGGCGGTCTCCTGCCCCAGCAGCCGGCGCAGGTCGGTCTCCAGATACTCGCGGTCCAGCGAAACGAAGGTGGATTGCGCCCCGCCGGACGCCACCCACAGGTCGTACAGCTCGTCACCGCCCACGGCCTCGCCGCGGAACAGGTGGAAGATGGCCCGGGCCGGGTCTATCACCGGCACGAAGCGATAGCGCCGGTGCATGAGGGCGGACATTTGGTCGCGCACCGGGTTGCGCAGAGCGAATTCCGGGTTCAGAATAGCGCCGGCCCGCAGCAACCTTGTGGGCGCGGAGAGCAGCCGGAAGAACCAGTTGGCCGCCGGCTGGTCCAGGAACTGCATGGCCCGGTAGAGCTCCGGGTGCAGCTGCAAGAAGCGCGGCCGGCCGTTAACGTACACGGTCAGGATGTTCTCCCGCTTCTCCTTCCAGCGGGCGTGGCTCACAGGGCGGAATACGAGCGCCATGCGCTCCAGGTCGGCTTCCTCCAGAATGTCCTCCGGTATGCCGGCCGCCAAGAGGTCGCGCTTCAGCTGCTCCAGCTGTACGCGGTCCGCCTCCATCGGCGCCGGCACTTCCTCAACAAGCCAGCCAATGCCCTTTGCGTTCTTGGTAAGCTCGTAGAGAGCCCGCGCTGCCCGGTTGCGCTCCGCGATGTCGATGAATGTGATGGTGTTGCGGATGATGGACTGAAGCGGGCTGTAGATGCTGCGTGTAGAGCCGCGGATAGCCTTCACGGGCTTGGGCAGGTCGCCCCACCGCACCCTTCCGCCGGCCAGACCGCGGGCCGCGGTTTCCTCGCCGAAGTAGCGGTAGAAGGGCACGTAGAACTGGTTGAGCTCGCGCCACTTTGCGGCCTGCTCCGCGCTGATGACGCCCGCATCGACCAAGTGCTCCAGCAGGTTGTTCTGGTACTCCACCAGCTGCTGCTGGGCCGCGCGGAACTCGGGCCGCTCCAACTCCGCGATTGCGGCCTGGGCATCCTCCAAGCNCACGCCAGGATTAATGCCCCGCCGATGAAGCTCCACGGCCCGCAGGGCCACAAGATACGCCTCGAAATCCTCAATGTTGGCCGCTACGGGCCGCAGGATTTCCTGCAGGCTCGGGCCAACACGCTCGAAGCTGGGCGAGATTTGCGCCCTGGTCAGCATGGCGTAGGCTTTGCGGAAGCGCCCTCGGGCCAGCCGCCCCAGGATGTAGGGGTTCTGGCTGAGCTTCACGTCCCACTCGCTGCGGACGTTCTCTTCGCCCAGCACGACCTTCATCAGCTGCCAGATGGGGTGCAGGTCGTCGATCCAGTTCGTGTAGAAGCGCTGCAGCGGCGTAAGGAAAGGCACGTCCTTGGCGTCCTCGCGCACGATGGCCGCCTTGATGGCCGCTGTGCCCGTCTGGTTGAACTGCGCCATGAGCAGTTGCTGCGCCTGTCGTATCTTGGCCTTGAACGCGGGGTCAGCGTCAAGGCGGGCCTCGAAGTCGGCGTAGAAGGTAGGCGCCGCGGCGCGGGCTTCCTCGGGCCTAGAGAAGTACAGATAAAAGAACTCCGCGGCTCCCTCTTCCCGCTGGAGCTTCCAATCAGCGTTCGGGTACAGCGCCGCACCCATCGGCTCCAGCTCCGGGTAATTCTCGGGATTCAGCGGCATCGTCTCGGACAGGAAGTGTCCAAACTCATGCGTCAGAGCCCGGAAGTCCTCGGCGCGGCGCAAACGGGTAACGTGGGTCCGCAGGTTGAAGGTGCCGCGGGCGCCGCGAATACGAAGCCGGCCCTCGCGGACCGGCATCAGGAACTCTTTCTCAAGAAAGTCGATGGCTTCCTTACGGGTGATGACCCTACCTGGGCTGCTCGGCTGCGGCCGTTCATGGGCGGCAGANGCTACGGCTGCGGCCGGTAGTCCCCTTGTCTCGGCCTGAACGGCAGCACTTCGCCCAGCTTGCTGGGCTGCTGGTCGCTCTGGTTCTGCTGCTGCTGTTGGCGCTGCCGGTACAGTCGCCGCAGCAGGAAGACCTCTCTCGGATTCCCCCGCAAGAATCTCCAGCCCGGTTTGACCTGCAACTCCCCTGGCATACCGCTGCTCGACCTCCTCGACGGCGGCCCGCAAGACAGACTCCTTGGACGGCGCCTGCGCCTCGCCAAACAAGGACGCCTGCGCCGGGTTGCCTGCGGCCTCCACCATGTCGGCGTAGGTCTGGAGGATTTCGGTCAACCGCTTGCGGCTGCGCCCGTAGCGGTCGAACACCTCCAGCAAAGCCTTCGCCAAGGGGCTAAGGTCATCGCCGAACATGGCGGTCTGGCTTAGGTAGCTTTCGACCGTCTCCCGCTGTGCCCGCAGCTGGGACAGCTTACGCGCAGCTTGCGCTATTTCGGGCGTGATGTCAAGGTTGTGATACACCCCGGCCCGGATTTGCTCCTGCAGCACGGCAAACCGGGGCGCAACCTGCACCATCGCGCCCGTGATGTTGCGGATGTTCGAGTCCGGGTCCTCGGCCAGCGCCATTAGAGCTTCGGGGTCTCCGTAGGCTCGGGCGAAGATGGCGTTCCGAAGCCGGGTAATGCCTTCCGCAGACAGCGTGCCGTCTGGACGCATGTAGCGCCCAAGTTCAGCCGGCGGCACGACCTCTTGAAAGAACGCCGTGATGAAGCTACGGTTCTCGGGCGTCACGATTTCCCCTGTGTCAGACGGAACGAACAGGCTGAACAGTTCGGGCGTGAGGGCCCGCGCGTCGGACACAGCTTGCTCCGTCGCACTCATGGCCGCCACGGCGGCCTCGTTGGCCTCCCTGGCGAACCGCTGGCGGTCCACCGCCGTCTCCCGTACACGCACGAGAACCGGAGCCCGCATTTGCTGGATGACAGCCGGGTCCAAGCCAAACCGCTCGGCGTTCTGCAATAGCCACGAGCGATAGCGTTCCTGGTTCGGGTGGCCCTGCTCGTAGATGCGCTTCAGGGCGATGGTGCGGGCGTTGCCGCTCTCCACAATGCCGTCAGGACCGACGATGGGCGCTCCTTCGCTGGCCTTCGGGCTTTCTCCCAGGAACTCAGGTTCAAGCTGCTGCACGATGCGGGAGATTTGAAGCTCGGATGCCGCCCGCTCACGGTCGCGCGGCTGCAGCTCCTGTGGGAAACGCGGGTCTGGCCGCAAGGACGTGTCGTGGGACGTGATGAGCTCGTCTGCCTCCACGACGGCCCAGCGGGTTGTGACGGCCGTTCCGCGCTCGGTGCGGGCCGTGGACTCGGTTCCCGTGGTCGCAATGCGAAGCGTTGGCTTCTCGGCTTGCGGCTGCGCGACCTCCTGTGCTGGCTGTGGCACAGTTTCTGCCTGCGGCAACCTATCGGTGCCGGCTGTGCCTGGCACGTAGGCGCCCGTATCGGCAGATGCCTGCGCCTGCAGGCTTTCCTGCCAATACCGCGTCAGCTTCCGCTGGGCGGCCTGCGGCAGTTGCTCCCAGTTCCGCTTGATGATTGCTCGCCCAAGCGCGCTGATGTCACCTTGCCGGGTCAGGTACCCCACGGAGCGAACCGCAGCCTCTCGGCCAGACGCATCGAGGCCATCCCACCAAGTCGCCGCCTCCCCTGCCGGAGACTCGGGTTGCGGGGTTGCCGCCGGCTGCGTCGCTTCGGGGGCCGGTGCCTGCGCTTGGGGTGGTTGCGCCGAGACTGCTGGCCGCACCTGGGCGGCGTGCGTCTCGCCGATGCGGGTCAGCACTCGGCGCGCGGTTTGCGACAGGTCGCTNCAATTCGACCGCACTACCCGTCGCCCAATCTGGTTCAACTGGCCAGAACGAGTCACCCAACCGGCTGCACGCGCCGCCTCCTCACGACCGGCTGCGTCCAACCCGTCCCACCATGCTGCCGGGTCAAAAACGGGGGTCGCAGGCCCAGGCTCCGGTGCGGTCGTCGCGGCGGAAGGCTGCGCGGGCGCCTCAGGTTCAGCAGCTTGTTCCACGCGCCGGGTAAGGTCCACGAGCCCCCTCGGTCGCCCGGCCTCTATGAATGCCCGCTGCGCTGCCTGGAAGTCCTCTTGACCAAGACGGACACGCACCCACCCGCCGGGCTGGTACATGGGCAGATCCAGTACTCCCCGGCGAAGGTTACGCTGCCGCTCGGCAAGAGAGCGCGGGTCAGTGCGCTGGATTGCCCGGGCTATGACTTCGTTCGGGACGCCTGCGGCCTCCCACGCCGCAATCAGTTGCTCATACTCGGGCCGGAAACGGTTCTGCAGATAGGTGCGCGCCTGTTCAGCCAGGGAAATCCCAATGGCCTCCAGATCGGCCTCCGGTGTCTCGATGAAGACCCGCTGTTCTTCTGGAGCAAGCCGGGTCAGGTCGAACCTGGTCACGGTGCGGCCGCGGAACCGCTGGAGTACTGGTGCCTGCGCCGTCGCTACCGGCTGCACCGGTTCGGTTACTGCCTGCCCAGGTGCAGTTTGCGCTTGTGCAGCGCCGGGTTCTGCCTCGGCCCGCATGAGACCGGGGGCGACTGCCTGTGCTACCTGCCCACCTACACCAAAGACGCCGCCCAGCAAGCCACCCAGGGCCATCGCCTGCTGCATCTGCTGGTCGAATTCGATGGGCTGCCCAAGCGCCCAGCGTTGGATAGCCTCCTGCACGCCTTCCTCGGCCGCCTCTGACGCCACCGACCCCGCCACGCGACCTGCGGCCTGCAGGGCACGCCCGACAGCACTCGTCGCCGGGCGCCCGATGGGTAGGAACGCCAGCGCAAACTGTGCGGCGTCCGCGCCGGTGAGTCCAAGGTTCGCGGCGAAGGTGCGTCCGGCGGCCAGTCGGGCCTCTTCGTCGCTCATGCCGCTGGAGAGCGCCTGTTGGTAGACGCCTTCGGCCTCGATAAGACCCTCCAGCGCCCGACTGGAGCCACCGGCAACCAGCGCCTGGACGATTGGGTGCGCGCCTCGCAGAAGCGCGCCGACACCTGCACCAGCAAACATAAGAGGCAAGGACGTTCCGACCGCCCTTGCCCCCGTCGTCGCCAGGAACCGCGGGTCTACGATGGACCGGAGTCCCTCATATGCCACCGGTTCAGTCCCCTGGGCACTTAGCCGTGGGCCAATCGCCCGCAGGAGCTGTACCGCCAAGTCGCCAGGGTACATGGGCGGCGGCTCCACCGCAGGCGGTGCTCCCTGGGGCATCGGCAGCTGCAGCTGCCAGTCCTTGTAGGCCAGTTCCAGCCCGCCCGCCAGTCCAGAGAGGAAATCCCCGACACCCGCCACGACGTTGCGTGCGGCCATGCCGAGCAATTCGTCCACCATCGGCGGCCGAGTCGCCCGCTGTTCCTTCGCTTTCTCCAAAAGCCGGTCAAATGGGTCGCCTGTCTGGACTTGTACCGTTGTGCGCTCTTCCTGTTCCTTCTGCCTTTCCCTAAGCTGACGAAGCAGGTCCCTGACGTCAACAGCCACTTACGCCGCCTCCAATTCGCTCATGGTTGCGGCCAGCGGTCGCCCGCCCTCCGGAGCGATTCCGCCCAGAACAACAGTTGCTGCAGCGCCACCCTGTCCTCCGCGGAGAGCGTAGGGTCGGCCTGCAACAGTTGCAACTCCCGCACCAAATCGCTCGGGCGAGTGAAGGCTTGGCGCACCTGCTCGACGTTGAGGCCGGTCGGCGGCGGCACCGTGCCGGTGAGGAACTGCCACGTCTGCCGCCCAGCCTGCCCGATGGTCTGTAGGAACTGACGAAGGGCACTCTGCTGCCCCTGCTGTCCCGCCGGCTGCTCGGTCGTGGTGACGGTCGGCAGCGGAATCGGAGAGATCGGCTGCGGCTCCGTGCCGGGAATCCCGACCATGAGGTTGCCAGGGACTCCGGCAAAGGCTCCGCCGTCCGGCGCCACGTAGGCGAACGCATCCGAAGCTCCTCTGAGGATGCGGGCTATCCTCTCCCGCGGCGTCTCCTGCACAAGCCCGCCGGGGCCAATCTGGAAGCCCGCCATCTGCGCCTGCAGCTCGCCGATGTTGCGGACCAACTCGGCCCACGGCCGCGGCATGTTGACGTCGCTGGTCGGGAACTGGACGATGGGTAGCCCCTGGGCCGCGTACCCTTCCGGCC